TTTCTCGTCGTCTTAGCCCTTTTGTACCAACCTTCTACAAGGAGGTTCGGTGTAAACCAAAAAAAGTGGTTTTTCCACCGGAGATACAAAAGGGATATACCTTCGTGTCGTAATGGCATCAGGGGGTTCCCTTACCTTTGGTACGTTCACGAAACGTCGGATTGAAGGGCGCAGCAAAACGTCCAACAATCCGGGTCCGCCACCAAACCCAAAACCACCCAGTTTAACTGGGAGAAACTTTGGAATAGGGGTTCTCATCCAAACCTTTTTAAGTTTTGTGTAGATGATGAGATACTTGCGGAAAATTCTCCTTTGAGGCTTCGGTAAAACCGAAGAATTACGGGTGATACTACCTGCAACAGTAGCATACTCATAAATGTCGCTGGAGTCAGACAACGAATGGAAAGGAAAACGGCGCGGGGAAATATCTTCCCCGTACCAGAAAGCCTTACCACAAAAAAGTCCGACAGATGAAGAGAGAACAGATTTGCTTCTGTTGACTGTCAATCCGATATCAGAACTAGTTTTCAGATATCGCTCAACCTCATCGTCTTCGACCTTGAGAACAAGGTCGTCGCCACAAAGTGCGTAGGTCAATCCACCACTATCGCGAACTAGCGCGTGATGGATAATTGAGCAAAGCTCAAAAGTACCTCGAAGTCCCATAAGGGAACGCACAGGTCGGACTACACGGTTACCAACGAGGATAGGGCCATTAATAACGGCCATAAAATCGTGTAAACCGATGGTATCCAAGAAGGGATAGAGCACAGAGGATGTGATATCATCAGTAAAATTACTGAGGTCACATGAAAAAACTTTGGCTTTTAAGTCCGCCGTTAAACGTTGTAAAACGTCATGGCCTAAGGACTGATTGACAGAGCAATCCTCCTTGAAAGTGCTCAAGATACCGCGGATATGGTCAAATACATTAGTTGCATTAACCATTCCGTTATATCCCACGATGATGCGGGATTTGCCTGCAGGTTCAGAAAGGACGGTACACCTACCGAGTGGGCGTGAGTCCACCCAAATAGGAGTCGTAAAATGCGAAAGCATATACGAAACCCTGTCCGGGATTGAACCCGGCTTCTCCTTTAAACCCTTGTAAGTACGTTTATCAAAACGGAGTAAAATCTCTGGTAAGAAAGACAAATTTTTTCTTACCCTACTTACTAGTCGTTCAGAAACGAGGGCAGACTTATATTCTAAGTCACCCGGTCTGAAGCTACTGACTTTATCTGCGAACTCATTCAAGAGTGCAATCTTTGCCTCCTTAGAATGTTCCAGCCTAATAAATTTAGGCCAGTTCAAAAGGGTCAACAAAAATTGGGCCCGCGGCGCGTTCTCACGAACGTAAACAGCAAGTTTACCAGTAACTGGAACTCGCCGTTGTTCAGTCAAGTAGCATGGTAAC